CCGTTCTCTCGGGGAGTGCAAGACGTACGGGTCGAGATCCTTCCGTAACGCGAATCCACGGATTCCGCTATCCTGCGCGAATGTCGGGAGAATGGCGGCGCAAGGATCGAGACGAGAAGTCGAAGATTAACCTCGCGCGTCCCGAGGCGAAGATCTTTTACGCGATGGTTAAGGAGGCTCGCGGGAATAAGCGAGCACTTGCCGGAGTCAGCGTCGCGCAAGACGAACTCGGACTCCCGACTTCGTGGCTTCGGGAACGGGTCGCGGGTCGAATCCGGGTTAAACCCGTCGATCTCGAAGTCTTGCAGCGGTTAATTAATATCGCGAAGTCTCGCGTCTACCATTCGGGGATTACCGTCGAGGAGGCGACCGCTCGACGTCGAGAGAATGCGAAGCCGTCCGCGGAGCTTGCGGAGTATCGACGAGCCGTCCGCCGTATGTGCCGAGAGTGCGTCGGGTGCGACGGTCGGGATAAAGACGAGGATCTCGAATGCCCGGACGGATCTTGCCCGCTGCGTCCGATCTCTCCGCTTAAACTCTCCGCGAAACCGATCGTAATTGGGGAGACGTGGGAGTAAACTCTCGACGGGGCCGCGTGGACGCTTCGCTTTATCCCGAGAGATGAGCGGGGGAACCCGAGGTTCGACTCCTCGGCGGCTCCATCACTTCCGACCCGAAGCTTCTCCTCGACGTTCCTTCGGTGCAGCGAATCCGTATTTAAGTGCGAAGAGAGGACGGGCGGATCGGTACTCGATCGCGAGGACTCGGTCGGCGTGAAGGGCTTTACGCGGCGACAAATACTTCGAGTGAAGACGCATAGTCTCGGCGGCCCATTTGCGCGAGTGCCAATCGCTTACGGATAAGTGCGCGAGCTCGTGAAGGATCGTCTCCTTATTTTGACCGGAGCATAGGCTTACGGAGTATTCGTCGAAGTCAGCCTCTCCGTCGTAGCACCCGATCGATCCCTCGGGGTGCGAGTGCAGGATCACGGAGTCGACTCGGATCTTCTCGGTCTCGGATACTCTTTCAAGGAACGCGATCGTCGGCTTCCACGCGTCGACCTTCTCGACGGGCTTATCTTCGGGAACGATTAGTCGAATCATAGGAAGGGGATTCTATGCGGAAACCTTGCCTCGTATGCGGAGCGGTCTCGGAGGGTTCGCGATGCCCGACGCACGCTCTACGGGATACCCGGAAGCGAGAAGGGTACGGGTACGCGTGGGCCGTACGCTCCCGAGAGTTCCGCAAGCGGTATCCGTTTTGTGCGATATGCAACCGGGGCGGAAATGGGATCGAGCTCCACGTCGACCATATCGTCCCGCGTTCCCTCGGCGGATCGGACGACTATTCGAACCTCCGTACGTTGTGCGGGGATTGTCACCGTCGATACGGACGAACGCGACGCTCGAAGGGGTAGGGGGGTTTATTTGCAGCACGCTACGACCGCAGTATCCGACCCCCCAAGCCGCAGACGGTCGGGGAGGTTTTTCGGTTTTTGTTACCGAACGGGTTTCGGTTCGGAACTCGAACCGTTACACTCGGCGAATGAGTAAACCCCTACGGAATCGAATCGTCGGACTCGGGGCGGAAGATCCCGAGCAGCTCCTCGCGAACCCCGGTAATTTCCGCGGTCACCCTATCCGACAACGGGACGCGCTCCTCGCGCTCCTCGACGAAGTCGGGTTCGTCGCACCCGTGATCGTGAACCGGACGACGGGTCACCTCGTCGACGGGCATCTTCGCGTCGAGCTCGCTCTCTCGCGAGACGAGAAAGCGATCCCCGTCTCGTACGTCGAACTTACCGCAGACGAGGAGCGGCTCGTCCTTGCGACGTATGACCCGGTCGGAGATCTCGCCTATGCGGACTCCGCTCGCCTCCGTGAACTCCTCGAAGACGTGACGTCGGGCGAAGCCGCAGTTATGCAACTGCTCGCGTCCGTCGCGACCGAGGCGGGCGTCCTCGACGCGGTCGTAAACCCTACGCCCAAGCCCGAGCGGAAGGTAACTTGCCCGAGCTGCGGCGAGGAGTTCGCTCCTCGTGGGTAGCCGAGGGCCGCAACCGAAGCCGACGAGGTTAAAACTTCTTTCGGGAGAGACGCGTCCGAGCGTGATTAATTACGCGGAGCCGATTCCCGCGGGCGGATCAATGGCTCCTCCGAGCGATCTCCGACCCGAGGCTCGCGTCGTATGGGAGCGAATCCTCGACGCTCTCGGATCGACCGGAGTCTTAACCTCGGCGGATCGCGATATCCTGCGGCTTTACTGCGAGGCGTACGTCCGCTATGTTGAAGCCGAGACAATGCTCGCGAAGACGGGGCCTCTCTTGAAAGGGCGAGCGGGAGAGTTCGTTAAAAACCCGCTGCACCAAATCGTCCGCGATAATGCGGAGAGTGTGAAGAAATACGCGCGAGAGTTGGGCTTAACCCCGGCGGCTCGTTCGGGACTGCGAGGCGTAATCGATGACGGAGCGAACTCCGCAACCGCGAAGCTCGAAGCGATCATTAAAGCCGCGCGCCGAGCCTAAGTCCGAAGGGCCGCTCGTCGCGGAATTTATCGAGACGTTTTGCCGACTCTCGAAAGGAGACGGTGCGGGGAAGTTAATTAAACTCCGACCGTGGCAAAAGGAAATCCTCGACGAACTCTTCGAGCTTAAAAAAGACGGTCGACGCCGCAAGCGTCGCGGGCTCCTTCTCCTTCCGAGGAAGAATGGGAAGTCCCTCCTTGCCTCGGGGATCGCTCTTTATTCGCTCTTTACCGAAGTCGGAGCGTACGTCGGCGTCGTCGCCTCCGACCGCGCGCAAGGTCGAATCGTCTTTCGCGAGTGCGCTCGTATGGTTGAACTCGACCCCGTCCTCTCGTCGAAGCTTCGCGTCCTCCGCGACGTGATCGAATATCCCGAGACGGGCTCCGTCCTCCGCGTGCTCTCGTCCGACTCCGACGCTGCGGAAGGGTACGACTTCTCCGCTCTTATCTTCGACGAGCTGCATACGCAACCGAACGACCGACTATGGGCGACGGTTAACCTCGGCTCCGGTACGCGGAAGAATCCGCTCGTCCTCGCGATCTCGACCGCGGGTTCGAAGACGGACGCGAAGGGTCAAGATTCAATCTGCTATCGACTCTTTCAATACGGGCAACGGCTCGCCTCGGGGGAGATTGAAGACGAGTCTTTTTACTTCCGATACTTCCACGCTCCCGACTCTCTCGAATGGGATACGCCCGAAGCGTGGCAATCGGCGAACCCTGCATACGGAGACTTTCTCGATCCCGACGATTTTAGTTCCGCGGTTAAGTCACTTCCGCGCGACGCGTTCGAGACGAAGCGTCTTAACCGTTGGATTACCGCAGGGGCGGCGGCGTGGCTTCCTGCGGGCGTCTTCGATAAGTGTCGGACGGATCGACGCTTGCAACCGGGGGAGAAGATCGTCGCGGCGTGGGACGGGAGCTTCGACGGGGATAGTTCAGTCCTCGTAGCGTCGACGCTCGATGGGTATATCGAACCGCTCCTCGTCTACGAACGCCCGCTCGACGATCCGCATTGGCGCGTCGATATCGGCGACGTCGAGGAGGCCGTCCTCGCGCTGCGGTCGAAGTATGAGATCGTCGAACTATGCGCCGACCCGTACCGTTGGCAACGATCCCTCGAACGCTTCGAGAAGGAGGGAATGAACGTTACCGAATACCCGCAATCCGCCTCCCGAATGGTGAACTGCACGCAAGCCGCGTTCGAGGCGATCACGCAGGAATCGTTGACGTGGGGCGGGGAGCCGGTGCTCGCCGCAGCTCTCGCGAGGCACGTCGATAACTCTCGAATTAAGATCGACCGCTTCGGGCCTCGGCTTACAAAAGAAGGGAGATCCTCCCCGCGGAAAATCGATTGTGCGGTCGCCCTATGTATGGCTCTCGACCGGGCGAGGTATTATGCAGCGGAAGCCGCGAAGCCGGCTCGTAGCGTGGGGTTTTTTAGTCTATGATTTCAAATATTATCGAACTCGCAGGGATCGCCCTTCTTCTCGTCGCCGCGTGGATTCTGCACCCGGCAATTATAATCGGACTCGCGGGGATCTCGTTAATCGCAATCGGATATGCAAGGGGTAAGAAGTGAGCGTTATTCGTCGCATTCTTTCGGGGAGCTCCGAGGAGCGAAACTTAAACGGGCTCGGTCTTCTTCCGCAAGCGTTCGACCGCGTCCCTTCGTTGACGATTCAACGCGTCGACCCGAAGTCCGTCCTCGGACTTTCGACGGCTTGGGCGTGCGTACGAATCCTAAGTGACCTCACCTCGACGATGCCGATCGACTCGTTCCGGAGGGATCAGGGTCAACGGCGACCGTATCGTCCGGGCGGCGTCAAGCCGAATTGGATTACGCAACCCGTACCGAACGAAGTCTCGTATTCGATTCAATCGGTCATCTCGGAAATCGTAACCTCGTTAATGCTTTCGGGGAACGCCTACGTATACGCCCCGCGTGACCCCGAGACGCTCGAACCGCTAATGGTAAAAGTGTTGCACCCCGAGTCGGTCACCATTACGCGCACGAATGGGAAGCTGCAATATATCGTCCGCAACTCCGACCAAGTCGAGGGAAGCGTCTACGGCCCGGAAACGATTTTGCATATCCCGCTAATCCGTCTCCCGGGTGCGGACTACGGTCTCTCTCCGCTCGACGCGCTGCGGAATACGTTCGCCCTCGGACTTACCGTCGAGGAGTACGCGCAACGCTTCTTCGCAACGGGTAGCACGCCGACGGGCGTAATCGAAGTCGCCGATTCCTCGTTGACTCCCGACCAAGTTAAAGCGATTAAAGAGGGTTGGATTCGCCATCACACCGGAGCGAATATGCACACTCCGGGCGTCCTCGTTGGTGCGACGTTTAAAGCTCTCTCGTTCCGACCCGAGGACGCGCAGCTCCTCGGCTCGCGAGAGTTCACGGTTAACGAGATCGCTCGAATCTACCGCGTGCCTCCCGCACTTCTCGCGGTCACGACGCCGGGTGCTATGTCGTACGGATCGGTCGAGCAGCTTTCCGAGGACTTCGTCCGCTTTACACTTCGGCCATTGGCGGAGCTTATCGAGCGAGCACTCTCGACGCTAATCCCGCTTCCCGAGGCATTCGTAAAGTTGAATATGGACGCGCTTCTTCGAGGCTCGACCGAGGCTCGATATAACGCGTACGCTAAGGGGCTCGCTTCCGGTTGGTTGAGCGTTTCAGAAATTAGACGAAGTGAGGATCTCTCGCCGATCGAGGACGAATCCGCCGACGCATATCGTCAACCGCTTAACGAGTCCGACGCCGCTATCGCTGCGGCCCGTCAAAAAGCGGACGTCTTCGCAATCCTTATCGGCGCGGGTATGACGCCCGAGGAAGCGAAAAAGATCTCGGGTCTATGAGCCTCTCAGTCGCGCAGGGAACCGTTACCGCTACGGCTCGCGAGATCTTCCATTGCCGCGCGGAAGTCTGCATTCTCTCCCTGCACAATCACTCCGGCGGAGCGGTGTATATCGGCGAAGCCGGAGTTACGACGACGACGGGATACGAGATTCGCAATAACGGGGAATTTATTTTGACGATTTACAACGAAGACAAGCTCTTCGGCGTTGTGAGTAACGGAACCGCGACGATCGATATCCTCCATACCCAACCGAACCCGTGAGCTCGATTGTTATCGACGTCGACGGGACGATCGATTTAAACGGGAAGCCGAACGAACCGCTTATTGCCGCACTTAATCGACGCGTCGCCGAGGGCGATCGAATCGTCGTCGTCTCTTCACGTCAAGAGTCCCGACTCCGAGAGACGAAGTTCTTTCTCGACGATGCGGGGCTTGGGTATTCCGAGATCTACCTCTCCGATTTCCCCGAAGGGCCGAACGCGGGTAATGCGTTTAAGTCGTATAAAGTTTTTAAGCTAATCGAGGACGGCTACGAGATCGACGAGGCGATCGATAACGACGCCGAGATCCGTCGCATTTATCGGGGAATGCGGATCGACGCATTTACGGCGGAGGAGTACCTCGCCGATAACTCGCGTTCGACCGAGGGACGAGCGATCGATCCGAACGGGTACGAGCCGACCGCAGCGATGCGCGAAGAAGCCGAACGCGGTCTCGAATGGCGGCGTGAATACAACCGAGGCGGGACGCTCGTCGGCGTCGCACGAGCTCGCGATATCGCCGCAGGGAAGAGACTCCCCGCGGATACCGTCCTCCGTATGCGATCATATTTCGCACGTCACGAAGTCGATAAAGAGGCGCAGGGATTCCGACCGGGTGAAGACGGCTTCCCGTCGGCGGGTAGAATTGCGTGGGCATTGTGGGGAGGAGATCCCGCGCAAGCGTGGGTCGAGTCTATTATCGAAACGTTCTCCGAGGAGAAGTCAACGAATAAGACGGGAGAGATAATGGGAATCGAGTTCCGAACCGCTACGGCGCACCTTCGCGCAGTCGACCCGGAGGGAATGACGTTCGAGGGGTACGCTTCGCTTTTCGATTCGCCGAGCGGCGAAGGAGTCGATCCCGAGATCGTCAAGAAGGGCGCATTCTCCCGAAGCCTCGCCGCTGCGCGACGCGGCGAATGGGACGTCCGCGCGTATCAGGATCACGACCCGAAGCTTCTTCTCGGTACGACGAAGTCGGGAACGCTTGAACTTGAAGAAAACGAGAAGGGCCTCCTCGCCCGTATCCGTCTTAACCCTAATATCTCGTGGCACCGCGACCTCGCGGAGCTCGTTCGAACTATGTCGTCTTCGCTCGGAATGAGCTTCGGATTTTATTCAACCCGAGCGAATACGATTAACGATGACGGCGTCCGGGAACTGCGCGACGTTAAGCTCGTCGAAGTCTCCGCGTTGACGGGGCTCCAACCGTACTACCCGGGAACGCTCTCGCTCGTCGCCGTTCGATCCCTTGCGGATAAAGCCGGCGTTGATACGGCCGAGCTCCGAGACGCGCTCTCCGCGATGCTCGCGGGGAAACTGCGCGGGGATCACGCTAAGTCGATTACTGCCGCTCTCGAAGTCTCGCTCCGAGACGTCGAAGGAGTCCCGACGAAGTTCCCGGGAGATGCCGAGGAGCCCGTCGAGAAGATCGAGGAGCCCGTCGTCGAAGAGGAGAAGAAGCCCGAGGAGAAGCGTTCGGTCGCCGAGGATCTCGGGATCGTCGTCTCGGATCTCTCCGAAGCCGTCGCCGCTGCGGACGCAGGGGTCGCGACTGCGGAGCAGCTCGCCCTTATCGTGACCGCTGCGAAGGGCGTTATCGACGAGGCCGCGGCGGAGCCCGTCGAGCTCGACGTAATGCCGGGCGAGACGGTTCCGTCCGAGGAGATGCCCGAGCACGAGGACGGCGAGAAGATTAAAATCGAGATCGAGGTAACCGTCCCACGATCAATTCGCGAGAAGGAACTCGAACTCCTCGATCTCTCGCGTAAGATTTAAGAAGCCTAAACTCTAAGGATCGACGTCGACTTAGGTTATCCCCGGATAACCGCTCGCCTCGATACCGCAGTCGCGGCAAAGAATAGTTTTCCCGTAATGGGAAGAAGGGGTTTATATGTCGCAGGAACTAACCGCTCGACTGCACGACGCATATCGTCGTGACTTCGAGGCCGCAAAGAATCTCGTCGCCGCAGCGGCGGACGAGAAGCGGGAACTTTCAGCCGAGGAAGAGGCGCAGTACGCCAAGCTTTCCGACGCTATGAATTCGAAGCTCGCCAAGATCGACGATCTCGGCAAGAATGAGGAGCGAGCAGCGAAGCTCGGCGCAATTGCCGATCGCCTCGAAGTAACCGCTTCCGCTCCGATCAACAACGACGGCGACCTTCTCCGCGCGGTACTCGCGGGCGAGAAGAATCGCGCGACGTTCGAGATGCGCGCACTCGCGACCGCTACGGCGACGACGCCGGTAACGTTCGCCGACTTCGTAGTCGAGGCTCTCGTTTCCGGGAACCCAATCTACGAGGGCGCAACGAAGGTTCGCACCGCGGACGCTCGAAATATCACCGTTCCCGTTATGGCGGGGACGGCTCCGGCTGCGGCGTTCACGTCGCAGGGCGGAACGATCACTACGGGAGATCCCGTCTTTACGTCGATTACGCTCGGCGCGAATGCACTCGCAACGTTGACCCTCGCGTCGAACGATTTGATTCGAAGCGCAGGATTTAACCTCGTGGAATATATCGGTCGGGCCGCCGGTCGTGCTATTTCCTACACGGCGGGTTCAGCTTGCGCACTCGGTACGGGAACGGTGCAGCCTAACGGCTTCGTAACCGCTCTTAATGCTGCGGGCGCACTTTCGACCGCTACCGGCTCGGCGTTCTTTAACGCAAGCGACCTTATTACGGCAGTCTACGCACTCGCTCCCGAGTATCGCCGACCGGCGACCGCTTGGCAGATGAGCACGTCCGCCGTATCGAAGACTCGCAAGCTTACGGATTCGCAGGGTCAGTTCCTATTGCAGCCGTCCCTCGCAGCCGGTCAGCCCGAGACTCTTCTCGGGTTCGTCGTCCACGAGAACGTGCATATGGCCTCAGTCGGCTCCGCGTCGAAGTCCGTCGTGCTCATTCACGAGCCGTCGTACTATATTCGCGAAGTTGGCTCGGTTGACGTGGCCACAAGTGCGGATCGCTACTTCGAAATTAATAGCACGGGCGTACGCTCGATCTATACTTTCGACGGTCAGCTTCCGGACGCCGCGAACGCGGGTCGAATTCTCGTCTCGGCGAATAGCTAAGACGAACCCCGTCTACGAGGTGTAGACGTCGAGCCCGGAATCCGATAAAGTTCGGGTTCCGGGCTCGAATAATTTAAGGAGGCTTTATGAGAATCGCGATCGCAAGTAACGCTCCGTGGACTCCGACCGGCTACGGTCAGCAGGTAGCGGAGCTCGCTCCGAAATTGAAGGAGGCGGGTCACGAGGTAGCCGTCCTCGCGAACTATGGCCTCGCGGGAACGTCTCTTGAATGGAACGGAATCCCCGTACTACCGCAGGGGATCGACGGCTATTCGAACGATATTACGCCCGCGCAAATTGCGAACTTTATCGGAGACGGCGTCGGGTTCGGATTAACGCTCTTCGACGTATGGGTTTATAAAGCTCCGCAATGGGATACGCTCCCGCTTCTCTCGTGGACTCCGATCGATCACTCTCCCGTCCCCGACGAGGTGCGCCAATTCTTCACGCGCGGCGGTACGAAGTACGCGGTCGCAATGTCGAGGTTCGGCGAGAAGGAACTTCTTAACGCGGGGATCGCTCGCGATAAAGTCTTTTACGCACCGCACTCGATTAATACTTCCGTCTTCGCTCCGGGTGCGTCGACGATGCGATCGAAGATGCAACTCCCCGAGGGTGCGCACGTTTCAATGATTAACGCTGCCAATAAGGGGACGACCCCGATCCGTAAGTCTTTCGGGGAGATGCTCCTCGCTTGGTCGAGGTTCGCGGCTCGTCACGAAGACGCATATCTTTATCTTCACACCGAAGCCCTCGGGCTCGCGAACGGGATTAACTTCGAGCGTCTTATCGCTGCGGTTAAAGCTCCGATCGATCGAATCCGAATCGTTCCACAATACGAATACCGAATGGGAATCCCGAACTCTACCGTCGCGGATCTTTACCGCGCGGCGGACGTGCTCCTCTCCGCGTCGAGAGGCGAAGGGTTCGGACTATGCGTACTCGAAGCCCAAGCGTGCGGCGTCCCCGTGATCGTTACGGATTGGACGGCGCAACCGGAACTCTTGGGAGCGGGTTGGAAGATCGACGGCGAGCTCGATTACGACCCGTACCAAAATTCGTTTTGGAAGATCCCGAGTACGGACGGAATCGTCGACGCACTCGAAGCGTCGTACGCGTTGAAGGGGAAGACGGAAGACGCGAAGAAAGCGTCGGAGACTGCGGTTCAGTTCGCCTCGCAATACGAGACGGGTCGGGTCTTCACCGAGCATTGGTCGCCGATCCTTAAAACCGCGGAGGAGATCTTCCGCGACTTCAAGCGAGGCCCGATCCCTGCGAACCGAGAAGCCCGTCGAGCTGCAATGAGGGCGAAGAAGTGAAAGACGTTACAGTCATTACCGCAAGCCTCCCGGGTCGAGAGGCGCAGCGCGCGGAAGCGATCGCGTCCGTCGCGGCGCAGACAATCCTTCCGGCGGATCACCTCGTCGGGATCGACTATCGGCGAGAGGGCGGCCATAGGGTACGGAATCTCCTCGCCTCCGCGGTCGAGACGACGTGGACGCATATCCTCGACGACGACGATCTTCTTCTTCCGCACCATATCGAGACGCTCCTCGATCATTCCGGCGGAGCGGATATTGTTTATACGTACGCCCAAGTTATCGGCGATCCGAACTTCGATCTTTATAACCGACCCTTCGACCCTGCACTCCTTCGGAAATCCTCGATCGTCTCGCACGTCGCAATGATTCGAACCGAACTCCTCCTCGACCTCGGAGGTTGGCGCGCGGAGAAGGGGTACGATTGGAAGTTGTGGGTACGAGCTCTCGACGCGGGGGCGAAGTTCGTCGTATGTCCCTCGAAGACGTGGATCTACCGTCTCTCCCCGGATTGGATTCACGAGTCCCGACCGTGATTCGGAACGCAGTCATTCTCGCGGCGGGTAAATCGACGCGGCTCGGCGGCTCGAATAAGCTTCTCGTCGAGGCGGGCGGGCTTCCCGTTCACGCGTGGCACGAGCGGCTTCTCGACGGTATCCCGACCGCGATCGTTACTCGCACCGAGGAGGCGGCGGAAGTCGCCCTCGCGCTCCCGTGGGTAGCGCGGGTAATCGGTCACTCCGAGTACGACGGCCCGGTCGGTGCTCTCGCTGCGTACCTCGAAGCCTATACGGACGAGGGCGAACTCCTCGTCCTCTTCGCCGATACCCTTATCGCTCCCCAACCGCGAATCCCTTCGGGGGATTGGGTCGGCGTCGCGTACGCACCCGCTCGCCGTTGGGACTTCCCGACCCCGGAGGGTTGGTACTCGCGAGGCGTCCCGCTCGTCGAGGTATGCGTCGGGGCGTATTCCTTCTCGTGCATAGGGGACGTGAAGAAAGCGATCGTTCAAGCCCGCGCGGAAGCTGCGCAAGCCGGGGAAGTCGACGTCCCTATGACGCGGCTCCTTAATGCGTATATGCGGGATCACCGTCTCGACCCGCTCCACGTTTACTCGTGGCACGACGCGGGGGATTGGGACGCGATCGACCGCGTTCCCGACTATCGATCCGCTACAATCGAAGCCCGAGTCCCTCGCGTGGGCGGGAATCTTCGGATCGCATACGAAGAGTAAGATCCACGAAATAAAGAAGGAGTCTCCTCCGTGGCAATCGTTAACGGGTACGTTTCGAGGAATGACGTAAAGAATGCTCTCGGTCTTGGGACTGCGGCTCTTACGCCGGAGGACGACGAGATCGACCAAGTCGTAAACTCCGTATCGCGCGCGATCGATGACGCGTGCGGACGTTTCTTTTATTCGACCGCGGGTACGGTGCTCTATACCGCCGAAGACTTTCTTTATCTTCCGATCGATGACTTCTCAGCGATTACCGAGATTAAGATCGACGAGATGAACGCAGGGACGGCGAACGTCACCCTCTCGGCGACGACGGATTACCGCGGCGAAGCGGTTACGGCGATCCCCGGATTCCCCTATACCGCGGTTCGCATTACGAGCTTCGGAACGAAGACGTTCCCCGTCGGCGTAACCGAAGGAATTTCGGTACGAGGCACGAGAGGCTTTGCGGCCATTCCCCAACCGATTATCGCTGCAACGCTCTTGCAATGTGTACGCACGCACGCGAGGCGGAATTCCCCCTACGGCGTGGCCGGGTCTCCCGACGGGGGGATTATCCGTCTCCTCTCGCGACTCGATCCCGACGTCGAGCTAATGATTCGCCCTTACCGTCGCGTTAAGGAAGCGGTTTAATGGACGACGTAACCGTCCTCGAAGCCCTCGCTGCGCACGTCCGAACGAAGACTCCTCCCGCGGGGCGGGTCGTAAAGAAAGTCTTCGCCTACCCGGTCGAGTCAATCTCCGGGGCTCTCCCTGCGGTCGTGCTCTACTCGGGAGCGGACTCCGTCGAATACGGCGCGTCGAACCGACGGACGACGCTTACGGTCAAGCTCGCCCTATACCTCCCGCTCGTGGAATACGCGGCGCAATACGAGATCCTTAATACGTGGCGCGCGTGGGTGCGGGATCTCCTTATCGACGGGGTTACCCTAAACTCGACGAACGGAGTATCGCAAGCGTCGGTCACTTCGACGGATATAAACTCGACGGAGTATGCGGACGCTCCCGTCATTGAAGTATCGGCTAACGTAGAAATCGTCGGGGTCGAAGCGATCTCGACGAGTGCATAAAGAAGGAGTAAAAAGTGCCTCTCGCAAGTTCGGGAAATATTCTC